GAAAGCTCAAGTACCGTGTTAAAGGACGCCGAGCAAGTGGTGACATGAACACTGCTTTAGGAAATTGCTTCATTATGTGTGCGATGGTGCACGCTTACGCTAAGGAGAGAAATGTGGAGATAAAGTTGATGAATAACGGTGATGATTGTGTGGTGTTTATGGAGTCGTATGAGGAAGCAAGGTTTTTGGACGGGCTTGACGCCTGGTTCCTGGAGAAAGGCTTTCGAATGACTACAGAGAAGCCAGTGTACCAACTACCCGAGGTGGAGTTTTGCCAGATGCACCCTATACGATATGGGGACGGCAATATTACCATGGTTCGAAATATCCCTGTGGCCTTGCGCAAGGATTCCCTAATCACAGTGCCTGTGTCCAAAGAGCGAGAGCTCAAAGCGTGGATGTCGGCTGTCGGGCAGGGTGGACTAAGCCTCGTTGGTGGAATACCAATCATGCAAAACCTATACCGCCGCCTCACGGAACTGGGGTGTGGTGTCCAGACAAAGGTCGCTGCGGAATTGCAGCAAAATAGCGGAATGCACCTTTTGTCATTTGGAGTCAACAAAGAGTTTATGGAGCCTACGCCGGAGTCGCGGTTGGACGTGATGATCGCCTGGGGAATCACCCCAGATGAGCAGGTCGCGTTTGAAAAGTATTATGACAAGTACACTGTCGAAGATTACAAACCAACCGGCGTCGATAGGCTTACCAATCACAATGTCCTATTCCATTGCCTATCACGGTAGATACTGCGGCCCTGGGTGGTCTGACGGCAAATATCAGCCGTCCGTTTCGAGTGGGCAAACACCCATTGACGAGTTTGACTCTACGTGCGCTGCGCATGACGCGGTCTATTCAATGACTGCCGATAGCAGTGCACTTACAGAGGCTGACTACCACTTCTTTCGCCAGAATTGCTGCCTGGAACCTAAAAGGTTACTCGCCGCGGCCTTGGTGGGAGCGCAAGGCGCCCTCCGGGGGCTCGATAGTTCTATCACCAATACCACTATGCAAAAACGATTGCGCGGATCAGCGCCAAAACAACCAAAGACTGCCGCAAAGGCAGCACCAAAGAACCCCAAGTCCTCTGTGACACTTAGCACCGTACCAGCAGCTTACGGATTTAGCTTGAAAATGGCACCACCAAAGGTATCACGTCGTGGAGACGTGTCAATCATTAGTGGCAGTGACTTTGCCGGTAGTGTTATGACACAAAATACCGCAAATTACCAGCCAGGATCTTCAGTGCTTCTTAATCCAGTGTATTTCCAAAACGCAATGTTGGGTTCACAAGCCCGTGCGTATGAAAAGTTTAGATTTACACGAGCTATAATTGAGTATATTCCATCAGTACCAACCAGCGTACAGGGCCAATTGGTCATGTGCGTTTCACGTACAGTCAAAGAACCATTTTTCGATGGTTCATCATCCACCTTCCTAAGTCGGGCGTTATCACAAGGCAATGCAATTGCCACGCCACTTTGGAAGGAAACATATTTAGAAGTGCCGTGCGACGGCGAGTGGAATGTAGTGGACACACTACTAGACGGAGACCTGGATGATAGCATCCAAAATGAGGTCCAATGTTACACTTTTGCCGCAACAACGTCCACATCAGGCATTCTCATGTTGCATTACACTATTGAGTTTAAAGACCCACTTTACA